TCATTTTTGCACCTGTTTAGCTAGTTTTTTAAGCATCTCGATTGCATCCTGTAAATCTTGCACGGCTCTGTTGTCGAGAACCATGCCTGGATACCATTGTTGCAATCGCCAAGAAATAAGTATTGCTTCTTCGGATTGAGTCATCAGAATGGTGGATCATCTTGCATATCTTCAAAAGGCACAACAATGCCTTCTTTAATTGACCTATATGCATCTGATTTAGGTTTAGCAGCTGGCGCATCCTCCGCAGTCCGACCACCAAGCATCTGCATCTGGTCAGCAACCACCTCAGTTGTGTATTGATCTACGCCATCTTTGTTCTGCCACTTACGAGTAGTCATACGACCGCTTAAATAGACCTGTGAGCCTTTTTTTAAATAATCAAAACATATGCCAGCCAACTTGCCAAAAGTCGTGACACGCACCCATTCTGTCGTTTCTTTGGTTGCGGTCTTGTAACCCACCGCAATTGAGAAATTACAGATTGCATTAGAGTCAGCGGTATAACGGATTTCCGGATCGCGTCCCAACCTTCCAATAAACTCACACCTATTAAGATCATTACTAGACATTTTTATTCCTTTTAGAAATAGAGATATTTGTGCAAGTTTGTTCAGAACGTTTGCTACCAATGTGATGTTTTTTTGTGTGTTCTGCCATTGTTAGCAATTCTAAATTTTCAATTCTGTTATCTGATTTAATTTCGTTTTTATGATGAACGCACTCAGTTTTTAACAACTGCCTGCCTAAGTGCTGTTCCATAACAAACCTGTGTTGTTGTTTCCATCCCAATTCTGTTTTGATGCGAACGTAACCTTTTTGGTTATGAACAAAAGTATGCCCAATTTGAACTGCATTACTTTTATTTCTTATTTTTAAAACACATGGTTTGCAAGTCCATTTGCCACTTCTTTTAACTACTAAATTGAAGTGTTTTATTTCCATGTTAAAAACTTTAAAACAACTAGGGCACAAAGCGTTAACTGTTGCCATTATTGTTGCTCCCAGTTTGCTTTAAATTGATCGTATGCAGCTTTCAATGGAATTTGTTGCTCTTTAAAGCAAAGTGTCCATGCTGCCCTAAATATGTCCTTCAGGCTTTCGTAACTAACCGCTGATGCCATTTGAGCAATAGTGTTGTCCAGCTCAATGCCTGGCGTTTGTTTCAGTTTCTCAACTGGCTTAGGCGGTGCTTTTACGGCGGCCTCACCGTCATCGTCAGCCGAAGCCACGCACATGGCGGTTTGAATTGAGTACCTTTTTGCGTAGCTCAACGCACTACCGAAACCCTGACTGTCGTGTTTGCTTGCAGGCACAAACAGTTTGCCAAATGACATTTCTTGACCTGATTCGTGAATAATCACGGTTTCCACACAAACACCACCTTCGGCATCGTGCGTCTTTTGTACAACAGCTAATCCGTTTGCAGACAAATGCGGTCTAACAGCGTCAATGACTGATGCCAGACTTGAGTATGCAGATTTAAAGTGTGGGTTTTTTGAGTCTTTGGCTGCGTGGGACATTGCTGCTTGAGCCGTGACTAATGCTTTTGCTAGTTCTTTCATTTATGCACCTGTATCCTAGTTATATGGCGGTAATGCCATGACTTATATTAAGCTATCTAAATACAGAACGCAAGTAGAAAACTCAAAGTTTAAAAAATAATTGAGTTTCTTTGACTACTAATGTTAAGATTGCTACATGAATACAACAGAAATTATCAATTGTTTAGGTGGCACGTTCGTCGTAGCAAAGATGTGTCGAGTTACACCAGCTGCCGTAAGTCAGTGGCGCAACAACGGATTGCCTGGTTACCAACTCTTGCGAATAGCCGCCGAGCTTGAAAAAAAATCAAACGGCAAATGGAATCGCAAAATGGTTACCAACTGGCAACAAATCTGGCCTGAGTTGCATTAGACTGATTAAGCCTTTAGCAAGCAGAAACAACCAATGGTAAGGGTCTAGTTTCACCAGTTCAGCTTTAGAACTTGGCACATCGGAACAGACGGTGGTATTATTAGATTACTCCTTGGCAGGGGTGATAAACGTAACAAGGCTTCACATGGATACTCAGTAGGTTGTTGCACCTACCCTGCCAGACTCCCTTAAAAAAGGAGTTGAGTATTCAGGTGAAGCCTTTTTTTTAAGGTTTGCTATGCACTACTATCAATTTAATATCGGTGACTATGCTAGTCACACACGATACTTAACCCCCATGCAAGACCTTGCTTACAGACGGTTGTTAGACTTGTACTATTTGCATGAAAAACCAATACCAGCAGATAACCCGTGGGTTTACATTGGATTGAACGATTGTTCAACGGACGTTCAACGGGTGCTCAACGAGTACTTTGTTTTGACAGATAACGGGTGGGTAAATAAGCGTGCAAATGAACAAATTGAAGAATACAAAAACAAACAAAAATCTGCATCTTTAGCAGGAAAGAAAAGTGCCGAGCTTAGGAAAGCTAGTAAACAAGCCATTCCTGAACAACCGTTTAACGACCGTTCAACAACCGTGCAACTAAACATAAACCATAAACCATTAAACATTAAACATAAACCAATAAAAGATAACTACCCGCCTAAAGGCGTAACAGAAGAGGTTTGGCAGGATTTTGTTCGGCAACGCAAAACAAAAAGATCAGCGATTACAGAAACAGCAATTAAAGGTATAGAACGCGAGGCCAATAAAGCCGGAATTACTTTAAATTCTGCATTGCAAGAAATATGCGCGAGAGGATGGACAGGTTTTAAGGCTGAATGGGTACAAAAAGGCAACAAGACAGAACATCAACTTAGACAAGACGCAACAGCTAAAGCCATTTTTGGTGACACATCTGTAATTGAAATGGAGGCTTTCAATGTTGCCAATCGCTTGGATTGATAGGATGTTTGCAAGACTGCAGGGTATTTATGGTCGAGAGTTTACAAGTCAGTTTTCTGTTATTGATGCAAACGGTAATGACGTTGGCATGGCTAATGCAAAACAAGTTTGGGCTGAAGAACTGGGTGGTTTTGTTGATAACCCTGATGCAATAGCTTTTGCGTTGAAAAACTTGCCAGACCGTGTGCCAAACGCAATTAAGTTTCGAGATATGTGCCGACAAGCACCGCTTAAGGTTAATCCTGACCAGTTAGTATTTTCAAAGATTGCCGTGGATGACGAAACAGCAAAGGATAATTTGCGAAAAATACGCGAAATGATGAGCGTAAAAATTATATGAAAACAAACCGAGAGATTGCTAGCGAATTAAAAAGAAAAGCAAAACGATCAAAAAGACGAGCAAAACGTGCGTTAAAAATTAAAAAACCTCAATCTGTACAAAAGTGGTTAAAAAATAGTAATTTTGTTGTGAAATTACCAAACATATAGGGAAACACCTCTTGTAAATTGTGTTTAGATAGCTTAATGTGATGCTTTTATGGAGAACCTATGTCGACACAATTTAAAATTTTGAAATACTGCGTTGAACCTCGAAGTGCCATTGAAATCGCTGAACATTGTGGTTTGCAAACTAGCAGTATTTACACCTTGCTTGGCGCGTTGCAAAGACACAACAAACTGCAAAAGATTGGTGACGGTAGACGAAGAGGTAGTCCCGCCGTGTTCATGACAGTACGCCAGGCTCCAGTTGCTACCGAATCAACCGAAGACTATGAAAACCTAGTTGTTAAATTTGCCCACAACCCTTTTGGAATCAAACATGGAATCGCTCAAGAAATACGCTGAATTGTCCGCATTAAGTCCCGCTAAGATTCTTAGAAATCTTGAGAATGGGTTTTTTATGAGTCATCAAGAACAAACCGAGGCAGCTGACTACATTCGCCAGTTGCAAGAATCTAACCGAGTATTGTCCGAAGGAATGATTCGGTGTACTGAGGAACTGGTTGCAATGCGCTGTGATCTGCATAACGCTACAAGGGTCAATGATGAACAAAAATGATTATGTCCATTTGTTCAAAGAGGCCTGTGGTGGCAAATGCAACGCCGAGCACAACCCTTGCATATTCCGTCAGGCCGCTGACAACCTCGCCAAACTTAAACCATCAGGATACATTGGTGACAAAGGTGTGTTAATTCACGACACAACTCTGCCGCATCTGTATAGACCACTTTACGCATTGGACAACCATGACGCTATCTAACCTATATCTAGCCGCTGCCGACAAGCTCAGACACAAAGGTTTGCTGTCAGATTCCCGACCTTCTACGCTTGCAATGTGTTCGCATGAATTAGGCGGTATTGCACCGTCTGGCGAACGTGCGCTTTTGGAGAAATTCTTAACCCATGTCGAGCAAAGGATCGACAAACTTGACCGACCCGCTTACAAGATGTCGCCAGCCTTGCGTATAGCCGCTGCAAGAGCCGCAAAAGAGCAGGGAATACTAATTGGTGTGGGAGGCTGGTAATGAGCTTATGGGACTGGATTTTTGTGTTCTACGTTGCCGCTGCTATCACCGTCGGCACACTCGTTTGGTATCGTTGGTCACGCCCGACTAACTTTTACAAAGAGTTTGTCTGCGACGGTTGCGGTCAAGTCTGTACAACGCTGCGTGACGGGCTTTGTGTGTACTGTGACCACCACTTCAAACCATCGTCAAAGCCTCACCCTTGACCCTTTCAACTCGATTTAGCCAGCCTTTGCCGAATGTATCAAACGTATTTAGAGATCGATAAAAATCTTCTTTGGCTTGGCTAAATCGTTCAATTAGCTTGACGGGTTCGTATGACTTCATTGCCGCCATTGTTACCGGCCCAAACCCACCGTCAGCTGGTACACCGATTGAAGTTTGCAAGGTCTTAATCGAACGCCCTGGGGAAGCGTTCACGGCGAAATCGAACAAAAGGTAGTCCAAACCAATTTTTACCTCGTCCCCGCGCACAGCGTCCCAAAACTTCTTTTTATACATTGGCTCAACTTTGTCCGCAGTAAGACTACGCATTTCGGACTCGTCAGACTGTCGGCCTACCCAGTTTTCCCACGTTGCTTTGGTCACTCCGAGGTTTGTCATCCCCCCTGGATCACTTGGATGGTTAGCAAACCCCCCTTCACTTTGCAACATCAACTCAAACGACCGTTTCCAGTTACTTTGCATTTGTTACGCCTTTGACCCACTTTTGCAACTCAGTCAACATTAGGGTCGTTTCAGCGCATTGTCGAGCAGAAACATTGTCGGTGGTGGTTGCAACAGGACATTTGGCGGGCTTGGAAACGGCGGGCATTGGACTGCTACTGGTGTCGCGCACCCTGTCAGCGTAATAATTATGCACAGCAGCAAGACGATCCTCATATTCACCCTTAATTGACGTTGAAATTAACTCATGTTTTTCTGTTAACGCAGCGTTTAATAATTCTTGCGCTTTACCCAATGCAGCTATGTCGGTTTTGTACGCCATAAACTTTTTATGTTCGTGGCTGTAGCCTAGAAAATACATCAACGTACACAACGCAATTGCTACGCCAATCTTCATCCACAATGCGCTAGGAAATAATGGAAACATCAGCTAGGCTCCGCATCTTTTTTTGCCCACACACTTGCGCCACCCGAAGCAGACACAATGCCAAGCGACTCAGCAAGCTCCCTAAGGCTTACCGCGCCGTGTTCGATGACTTGATACCCTGCAACGCAAAGTACCGCCAAAAGGCTTATAAACCATGCCACGCGAGCAATATCAAACGTGGTGTTATCTTTGCCGGTTAGAAGTTGCTTGAGCATTTTGCAACCATGCGCCAAAACCACACTTTAAATTCTTCCCACTTTTGTGTCAGATATTCAATCATTTGTCAGCCTTTGAGTCAATTTTGTCATAGAGTCGAGCAATCATCTGTTCTAGCCTGTCAAACCGCTTATCCATTTCAGCCCGCAAATTATCTACTTCTGATTTTTTGACATAATTTTCAGACACTTGAAGTTTAAAACCATCAATATCTTTTTTAAGAGTATTGACCGTTTCAAAAATGGTACGCACAAGCCATGCAACAGTACCAAAAACAGCAATGATGCCGTAATTCAAAATGTCTTGAAAAGTCATGGCAACACCCAAGATTGCGTGGCTTCGTCCCAAACATACGGGCCACCGGTTGACGGATACGGAACTGGTGCTTCCCACAACCAAGTTGGCGCTGAGATTGTCCACGATGGATATGGTTGAGGTGCGTAAAACACGCCGACAACACCGTTTATAACAACATTGGTGTCAAACGTATAGCCTATGCCTGCGTAATTGGCTCTGAGCGCCTTTGATTGATCGGGGCTTGGTGTATTTGAGTTGGGCAGATAATAAACGCCGCCACGGGTATTAAAACTCGTTTGATAAAACGCTGATGGCTCACCAAACAAACCCGTATCAATTACGTTTTGATCGATTACCAATACATTATCAACCAATCCTATGCCATTTACAATATTTGGTACATATGCAAAATTACTCATGATATATATGTGCCTGATCCAAGAAATTGAACAATTACAAAGCTACCTGAAGTTGAAACAGACGTTGTGCCAGTAATTTTTCCGGTATATCTAGCAGCGGGGATTTTTGCAATCACAATACCTGAACCACTACCGCCATTTCCGGTATTTGCACCGCCTGGGCCACTGCTTGGATAACCGTTGCCACCTGTTGCATAAGTAACGCTTGATCCGGTAATTGTACTTACTCGCCCAGCGCCGCCGTAAACAGTTGATGCACCAGCGCCGCCCGCGCCACCACCGCCACCGCCCGTATAGCCATCACCACCTTGACCACCGGAATATCCTTGCCCTGAAATGCCTGCACCAGCATTTGCATTTGCATAAGAACCACCACCGCCCGATCCACCAGCGCCCCCATCATAGGTGTTGTAGGAAGAACCGTAACCGCCGCCCGATGTTGAAAGCAATGCACCAAATGAAGATGCTGAACCATTTGCTTGACCAGCGCCACCAGAACCAATAGTAACTAAATAAGTCGTTAATCCAGTTAAGGTTACGGTTTGTTCAAGCATACCGCCTGCGCCACCACCACCGGCATAAAAGCCAGGGCCAGTAGGCCCACCGCCAGAGATTACTAAAAGCGTAATGTCATACGGGTCAGCTATGCCATGATATTGCTGCAAATCCGTCATTGACCAAATCCCGCTTGATGGTAAAGCGCGATACGGCCCTATGATTCTGCCGTTGCTCATTACGAAATGTCCTCATAAGAACAAACCACTTTGAGTTTGCTTGCTGTGCCAGCTACTGCGCCGATCGACATATTTTCTTCAAGATAAATCATATTTGTTTTATCAATCACAACCAAAGTTGACGCAGCAGGGATTGAAATAGTCGAAGCCATAGCCGTAGCAGTCCCGCCAAGCGCCGCAACAGAGTAATGATTTACTGTCACGGTAACTGCGTTTGCAGTATCAGTATTAGCCACAACTAGCGAATCAATTTTAAACACTTTGCCACTAGATGCAGCATTGCTTAAAACTGAAATTGCAGACGTTGAGGTTAAATCGGCAGTTACAACTTTGCCATAAATTGCGCTGACGTTAACAATATTGGGAGCAGCCATGATTTATAGTCCAAAAATGATTGAAAATGCAATTGATTTGCCAGCGGAAAGCCCGCCACGGATTAACTGAAAATTAGTGCCATCGTACATAATTTGATACGTTAAACCATTAGTAAGATCACCCGCAACTAACGCCGACGATCCGCTTTGTTTAATAGATTTTGCACCAAGCGAGCTAATGTTAATTGTCACAGCACCCGTATTTGTACCGGCAGCAACAAAGTTAAACAATTGCCCTACAACATAGGCAGTCAACGCAGGGGTTACCGTTGCGGTAATCGTATCCGTGCCAGATGCAGTCAAAAACGTACCGTATGAGTTTTGCACTTGCGACAAACTTGCCGAATCAGTTCCCGCCGACCCATCGCCCATGCCGGTAAACTTAAACCCACCCATTGGCAGATTAGCCGTAGGTGTTGTTTGACCGTTTTTGGTGATCGTGGTGGACAGGCCAGTAGCGAGATCAGCGGTTAGCGCATTGAACGCTGTCGATGAAATGACCGTGCCGGTGACAACTGGTTGCCCAGTTGAGTTGATTACAAACGTGCCGCTTCCATTAAAACTCATTTGCATACCCCGTGGATAAGGCATAAACTGTTATTTAACAGGAGATGCCAATGACTTACCAAGTTAAAACAACGATTCCATGCAGCATTTGCGGCAACAAATCCGTTGCTCGCCATTTGTGCCGCCTTCATTACAACCAAGCTAGAACAAAAAACGAATTGCATTTGTATTCGCCCGTAACCATGCAAGAAGCGTTTGAAGCAAAAATCAATAAAACTGATACTTGTTGGGTTTGGAATGGCTTTAAAAACAGCGACGGATACGGCATTTTTAATTGTGGCGAAAATAAAATTAGAGCGCATAGATTTTCTTATGAGCATTTTATTGAAAAAATACCTGATGGCAAAATAATTATGCATTTGTGCGATAACCCGCCATGCGTAAACCCAGAGCATCTTAAAGTAGGAACAAAAGCCGAAAACAATGCTGATGCAGCCAATAAACGTAGACATAATTACGGAT